TGTCCACAGCTGCAGCTATTAAAGCGGCTTCTGTGCTGTTGAGAAACAAGTCATATCTCAAGATGATAACTAGGCCGACCGGCATTCGTCCTGGTGAAGGTGTAGATTATGATGAGCTAGGTAGGGCAATGGAGGCTACGTGGGAAGTGACCGCTCAGTTTGCACAGCAGACTGTAGACAGAGATAACCCAGAGCCGAATCAAGCACCAGAACAGCCGAGTCCTGCCCGTGCAGCAGTGCAGTCAGCAATTACTGCTCCGTTACAGAACATAAATATACCGCCCGTTTCACAAGTAACGAACCGAGCTAGTTCTATTCTCATACCCGAAGAAGCAACAAGAGCCATAGCTCAATCACTTGGGAGATAATGATGGATAGACAAAGACTTTTTGCTCAACTCCGGCTACATGAGGGGGTCGAGAGAAAACCATACCAATGTACAGCCGGATATTTAACTATAGGCGTAGGTAGGAACATCGAGGAACGAGGACTGTCCGACGATGAGATCGATTATATTCTTAACAATGATGTCAACATTGCTACTGATGAGCTTGTTGATACATTTGATTGGTATGCTGATCTTGATGATGTACGTCAGCGTGTCGTGGTTGATATGGTGTTTAACCTCGGAATGCCGCGCTTCAAACAATTTAAGAATATGATCCAGGCCCTAGATGATGGGGACTACAAAGAGGCATCAATCCAGATGATGGATTCTAGGTGGGCATCTCAGGTAGGACAGCGTTCAGAGCGTTTGCGAGACATGATGGAGACCGGTGAGGACTCGTCAGACTTTTAACCAACCTCGCCCCAGTTATCGCCCAACTCCTGGTCTACTTTACTTGGTACAGAAAGATCGACGCACGTTTCCATGATTTCTTTGATTCTTGATGCTTGTTCTTCAGAACTGATACTGAAGCACAATTCGTCGTGTACGGTCAGTAGAGGGACTAATCCCTCTTTGTGGCACTCTGCCATTGCTTTTTTCGTTTGATCCGCTGCAGAGCCTTGTATGAGCTTGTTAAGGGCTTTGTATGTAAATGCTCTACGAATCTGCGGGCCATAAACAACTTGGGCCTCTGCAAACTTCATTGGCTTTTTGTAACCAAAAGTTGCCGGTTCCCACATATCAAATCGGCATTTACGGCCTAACAGTGTTCTTATCTGCCCGTGTTCTGCGGCTCTCTTTGTGACCTCGCTTGCGAGTGCTTTAACGAATGGCACCTTACGATGATAATTATCTAATAACTCTTTCGCGTCTTCCGTTGATATGTCTAATGTGTTTGCAAGTTTTCCAGTACCCATGCCATACATAATTCCTAAGTTCACAGTCTTGGCTTCTTTCCTTCCGATCCCCGCCATATCAGCAACCATCTGATGGAAATCAACATCACTTGTCTGATACGCCTCTACAATGTCCTCAATGCCACGAGTGTTGAATTTTGCGCTTTTGTTTAGGATCGAGCAGTAATGAACTAGCAATCTTGGCTCTTGACTTGAATAATCAAACGAACCCCACTTCTCTCCTTCTTCTGGAATAAATAATCCTCTAATAGCCCCTTTGAGTTGTGGCTCACGAGCAGGAATCTGTTGAAGGTTAGGATTACTAGAACTAAACCGACCGGTTACAGTTCCACCATCATCTGAGCGAAGCTGATTAAATTCGCAATGAATTCTTCCCTTATGCTCATAACGTAGGATTGAATCAATAAAAGTGCTGTTTGCTTTGTTTAATTCTCTGAGTCGGAGTATTTTGCCTGCGACATCATGCGGACAAGCCTGCAAGAACGCTTTTGTAATCGAGGGCTGCTCCGATTTTTCTGTCCGGCTATAGGGTATTTTGTAGTAGTCAAGCACTGAGGCAACGCTAGTCGCCACCCAGGGCTCGACCATAATACCAGTGTCTTTTTCAATCTGATTCTCAATTTCTTTTTCAAGATTGGACAAGTATATCTTGGTTCTTTCAGCTTTCTCTACATCTACACGAACGCCTTTAGCCCTCATTTCAAGCATCAGAGGAATGATACTAGTTTCAAGTTCAAAGATAGATGAGAGCTCGTTTTTCTCTAACTCTACCTTAAAGTGATTCCAAAGTTTTAGTGTGAGCGAGGCATCTTGTTCTGCATAATGTCCAACATATTTTGCAGGCAACTTCCACAACTCTGCTTTTGCATCAATACCAAAATCTGCGGCCGCGGCTTTTAATAGCCTTTCATTCTTGCGCTCACCAAGGTAGTCACGACCTAAGTTGTTTAAAGAAAATGAAAAACGATTTTCATCTAACAGAGGGGCAGCAATCATTGTGTCAATGATTTTTCCCTCCACAGTTATGCCTGCATGACGCAACCAACCTAAATCATACGTAGCATTGTGAAAAATCTTGGGAATAAGAGGGGTAGCCATCTGTTTCTTTAACCATTTGAAGACTCGGCTAGCCGGAAGATTTCCACCACCTTCATGAGCTATTGGATAGTATGCGTTAAAATCTCCTGCTGCGACCGCAACACCCACGATAAAACCGTCATCTCTAGGCCACCCTGGGCCTAAGCTTAAAAGGTTAGGGTCAGACGTTTCCAGATCCACAGCAATATGTTGAGACTGAGAAAGATCAGGGAAGATCTCAGGAGCACACCAATCAACCTCTAATAAAGACTGTTCAAGTTCTTGACGGTCTAAGAAGTCAATGGTGCTTGTTTCTCTAGGCATCATTCCACTCCGACATGATAATCTCAGCGTCGGCTGGAATCATAAAGACGGCAACGTCTTGATGGTTTGGAGACAATTCACTCCAAAAATATTCCCATGCCTCTCCTTCATCTTTTTTTGTATTGCTCATGATCAGCTGAACCAACATTTCAACATCGTATACCAGTTTATTTTGCCCAAAAATAAACTGAACATTTGTGTGCCTGGGTGATGAGGGCGAGGGTGATATGCCCACACATGCCTGATCGTACTCACTTGGTAGTTTTTTCATTTTTTTCTCCTGCTTTACTCTATATTCAAAATTAGGATGCCAATCTGGATTGGAGCAAGGATGCCAAGTAAGAGTAGACCCATAGCGTCCCTTCTTAGGAGCGCATCTAAACTCAATCTCTGCACCTTCGGCCCATAGGTGAATCACATCTGCATGTACATGTTTCATAACCCACACATCCCTTCACATTCATCTAAAAAACTTAACTGTCCATGATCTTCTGGTGTTGAAAGATCTACTTCATTAAGTGGTACACGTTGACGATGCAGGAATACTTGATCCTCCATCCCTTTACGTTTTGGCGAATGACGTACTTGCTCATCAAACTTAACTGCATCAGCCCACGACTCTGGGTCATTGTCGCGCATATGCCGCCACTCATGATCTGTGTGATAAGGACAACCAATGCAAGCTGATCTAGGTAAGTGTCTATTTGGATGACGTTCAGCAAACCACCGCTTACAGTCCTCACGAGTCATCTTGTGCTCGATTAAAGGGAATCGATGATGCATGTATTCCCACCGACTCTCCTTGACTCGTTGAATCTCATCTCTGGAAATACCGATCATCATCTCAACAAGCATCTCTTTAGGATTACGCTGTCGAGGTCTCAAACCAAGTAACTCACGAACACGCTTTTGAATGGGATCTATCTTGTATTCCCGAGTGCATTGTCTGCGACCGATGCCACCAGAGCTCGTATAAAAGGGTATAGAAGCAAAACGTTCAGCCGTTAGTATGTCTTGCTTTATGTTGCCTGCACTAACAATCTCCACCGGAATACTTAGCTGATTAGTCAACCATTCTAAGTGGTCATAGACCGCTTGTGGCTCCCACCCTGTATCCGCAAATATTGCAACGTCAGGCTTCTCACCAAAAAAACCCTGGTCTGCCATCAAGGCAAGGACAGAAGATTGAACACCCGCACCAAGACTTATAACTCGTAGCTTTGCGTCTTCTAACGCATGAAAAAATTTCATAGTGGATACCAGTATTTTGTCTTATGAGAAATCAGATGAAGTCTTTCTTTTGCCCTTGTTATCGCTGTGTAAAAGACTCGATGCTCATCATCCGGATTAATTTGTAAAGTTTGATGTGGCAGGTAACCCATGTCACTTAATAAAACAACGTTTTCATCTTCCCCACCTTTCATGCGATGGATTGTAGATAACTTGATACGGGGGTCGGTTTCAATGCCGCCACGCCGCTGAATAGCATTAAGATATCGTTGTTCTTCTTCTGAGAGTTTGACAACGGAGATAACTGGAGATGCGCGATCTGCAAGTAATCCGTGGTGCTCGACCAAGTCATTGTAGGACAATTTTGATTGTGGATCGATGAGACTAAGCCCTTGAAGTGCTCCTCGTTTGACAACGGCTTCTGATCCTTGCCGTGGCACAGAAGCATATAGGAGTTTCGCGTCATCGACTCGCAGGGAGGCTCCATCTTGGAGCTTAGACCAGCTTTGCATGGCAAGCAGCTTATTCTCATTAAAAGAGAGTCGGCCATTGTGGGTGAATAGAGTTCCATCTTGACGAAACATCTCCGAAATGTCCCTAAGCACTGCATTGGTTCTAGACATAATTGTCCATGAACCTGTGCTCATATCAATATCACTAATATACATGTGATGATGAATACTACCTTGACGGTCAGTAGGTAACCAAGATTTGGTCTGCCTGTATCCAATTCGCTTTGCTATTTTTTCAGCTAAATCGTGCACAAGTTTTGGCACGCGATATGACTGACCAAGAATCTGTCTGTCTTTGCAAACATTGATCATGTCATCAATGTTTACGCCTTGATATCTGAAGATTGCCTGATCGTCATCCCCTGCATAATAAGTGCGCTCGGCATGGTCTCTTAGTATTTGAACCTGAGCCCACTGTAAAGGTGTGAGATCCTGGCACTCATCAACAATTAATAGGTCTAAGTTAGGTGCAGTTTTACGTGTAACCATGCCATCAATCATGTCCACGAAGTCAAACTTCTGATGCTGTTGCTTATACATGCTGTACACAATGTCTAGTTTTTCTAACAGCGGCCACTGAAGGTCATAGTCTTGCGCCTGACGATACTCTTCTTCTAAAGGGATCATGCGAAGTCTTGATCGTGCAATCATGTCCAAATAACGATTACCAATTTTAGATGCATTGAATAGAAGTCCGTCCTCATCCCGGACATTTCTTCCATCAATCTGCATACCCATTTCTTCGCCTATCTGTCTAAGGTCTTCATCCTTAACCATGTTGTCACTGTTTAACCCTAACCATCGATAGCCCATTGAGTGAAGTGTACGAAAGTACGGCACATCTTTTTCTTCAAGGTTAAGTTCTCGACCGGCACGTTCCCGCGCTTCATTGATTGACTTTCTGGTAAACGAAACAAAACCAATCTTGTCAGGCGGAGTTCCACTTGCTAAAGCCTCACGAACGATGTTTATCAAAGTATGTGTCTTGCCCGTACCAGGAGGGCCGAAGATTAAAGTCTCACTCATGAGAACTTCCTCCGATTAACCCACTCCTCTATGTCGTCTAGCCACCACCTGTGAGCTCTACCACTAAACTCTATCGGCCTTGGAAAATCTTCTGTCTTCATCCAGCGACGAATAGTGCGAGGCGAAACTGTGAGCAACTCTGCCACTTCCGTTATTTTTAATAGTTGATTAGAAGGGTGGTTCATATTCACTATCCCCAACAGTTCCTACAGGTAGTTTGGATTCTTTGTTTTTAATCTCAGGTACCCACCAGACACGAAGAGTTTTCCATTCGCCCTGATCATTTTTATAGTTAAACTTTCTATGGCATTGCTCACCGTTATTCATGTCTTTCAGGCGCTCTTGCATTTGAGTGCGGTTGAATTTAGTGAAGCCATAACGCTTACAATATTCTTCAAGACCCTGCATCTTAAAAAATGTTTGCCCATCCTCAGTGTACGGTTTGCCCAACTCCATCTCTTCCGGTGTAATCGCTCTGATTCGACTGCTGCAATAATCTTCGACAAGCTCTCTAAACTGGCCGGTCGTAGTCAGTTCTTCTGGCACATTGACCATAGTGGCCTCACAGAGCATTCCATTAATTAAGGTTTGCCAATCAGAGGCTTTAGGAATAGGTGGCATGAAGTTAAGTTGCTCCATACACTGACGTTGAAACTGTAACGGAACCTGTAGTTGTTCTACTGATAGCTCAAGTCTCTTACCGTCCACATCCAAAAAATATAGGCGCGGCTCAGACAAGAGAATTGTTAAGCCACCCAGCTTGGGTAAAACGTCAGAAGTTTGGATACCATGTTTACGGTGCTTACACTCCTGCACATTGCAATAAGACTTCATTGGCTCCTTCTTACACGAAGGCCCATAATCTTTTTTCTTATGTTGATTTTGTATCGCAACGATCTCTGTAGCACCTAGTGGCCGCACACAGTATCGTTGATTAAATTCTTCTAACTCTGATGTCCACGTTTCTGGATATTGATTTTTTAACTGCCATGCCGCGTGAAACATGACTTCATTACGCTCTCCTTCTTGAATCTGCCTATGAGCGATTAATTCAAGGCAAGGCGTTCCATCTTTTAAATCTTCTCTTTCAGAGCCAAAGTCTAAGGCTTCTAAATCTGAATGAGTTACACGAGTAGCCTCTACAAAATCAAGAAAGGCATCAAGTTCAAGATCGTTGCCCTCAGAGTCAAAGGCGTATCGAGTAGTGTTATCTGCATCAAAATACGGAAGATTAATGAAATTACCGACATCCCCACGTTCTACCAGGATCTTGTCTTGCTTAGGAAAGATCTCGCATTGAGCATGACCCATAGCTGCCGCAATCTCCGATAAGTACTCTCGAAGAGTTGCCGCGTCCATCCACCCCTTCAGAAAAAGATATAAATGTGCTCCACCCGATTTTGAACGGCACACCACCATAGGCACACCATATTGTTTCAAACGCTGACACAGGGCTTTGTGATCAATCGGATAAGTGTCAATATCAATTACACCGAACTTGCATTTGTTCTGTGTGTTGATAGGAACCATACCAACGCCTATGCGACCGGTAAGATGCTCCTGCACTTTACTCTCGTCCCAAGGCTCACGAACCACATAGCTTTTGGCTTCAGTCTTGCCATTGCGTCGTGTGTTTCCAATTTGTGTCTGGCCATAGGCCACATCCGAGCCTTCAAACGCGGCCATAAACCGTTGAATTTGAGACATAAAAAATACGGGGGCTCACGCCCCCGCTCCATTAAAACGGTGAATCGTCGTTATTGTTATCGTCACCACCGACAACGTCGTGTTCGACAACTGCCTGGGCTTCACCTGATACAATGGAAATCCTAAACGCTTTCGCCGCTTTGAGTAGCTCTTCATCTTTCAAAATATAAGAATCAAAGCTGACGTGATAATTATACCAATCTCCTTTTTTGTTATTGTCCGGGATTGTCTTCAGTCGCCACATGCTCCCGTAGACAGGAGGAGAAAATATCCTTCCGCTTTTTTCATCCTCGATTTGCAGCATCTTCAACGTTGTCTTCCAACGCTTACTTACACCCCGAGCAGTCGATTGCATAGCGACTATCCCAAATGTGGGCAGACCCCTCTCAGACACTATCAAACAGTAGTTCTGATCTGACACCACAAGTTCATTGCCGTCTGGAAGTATCTCTTTACTAGTGGCCTTGTTGTCGCTGTCTCGTAGCCGTACTGCTTTTGCAATCTGTGGATCATCAGGCGCGAGTTCACCCAAAAATCCACCCCCCTTTTCACGAGGAATAAATTTCAAATATTTGGTTTCCTGGTAACAGGTCACGACCTGAATCCCTTCTTCCCCTGACCAAACTTGACCTGTGACGGTGTTAAAAAAATCCCCGACCTGAATCCCCTCTATGTATTCAGCATCTCTCTTGTTTATTTGAGGTGAATTAGATTGGCATATACGTATAAACGGAATCTTTAACTCCGATGCATCATAGTCTAGCCCCTCTCCTTCATTTTCCATCAGGAAATTTAAAACTTCTGTAGATAGAGCTTGATCTGCCGACTTTTGTGCTACTGCTTTTTCACTCATTTTGTTTTCCTCTTAATAACAGCTGTTTGACCTACATAGGCTCCGAACAAATCCAGATCTATTGGTAAGCCATTTTCAACGCGCTCACGAACAAAACCTTTTAAGGTCATTGCATGAATGTGCGTTTTTGATTCAGGGTGATACCCTTGGTTTTCTAGATCAAGCAAGACTTTTTGCGCTTTCTTATCTTCACGCGCACCGAACCCAAGAATGACTTCGTTTTTAATGATGCTATCTAGATTATTCTCCCGTAACCAATCATAAGCTTCTTGTTTACGGTCGGGCGGGATTGAGGCAGACACAAAAGTATTGATTGACAGGGACAAGATGTCACCATTGGAAGCTTTCACTTCTATTCCAACTGTTCCTTCCATGTCGTCCAGCAAATTGGGAATGCTATCTGTTGCCAGACGGTTCCGCTCTGCTTTTAGTTTTTTTAGTTCATCTTCTGCGTGTTGAATATTAGCGTTGACATCGTCCAACTGTCTTACCAAGTTGGATAACGTTTTGGTTTTGTCTGGATCTACTGACTCGAGTGCTTCAGCAGCGTCAAACGTTTCTTCAAAAAAATCAGCCATAAAGTTTCTCCTCTTCAGGTGTTTGGCTCCGCACGGTTGCATAAAGTGTCAATAACTGTCACGATATGACCGTGTAAGGCATAGATTAAGAGGCTATAAAATGAGTGTCAAGCCTAAAATAGAAAATTTTCCATATCGCCTGCATCCATACCAGCATCAACTCGATGCACTCGAAAAAGGATGGGATAAACGACAATTCGCTTTGTTTATGGAAATGGGTACGGGCAAGTCAAAAGTACTAATTGATAACGTCGGGCTCTTAACAGCAACAGATGAAATCAACTTCTGTTTGATCGTTGCACCAAAGGGTGTTTATAAAAACTGGACGAATATCGAACTACCAAAGCACATGCCCGAACATCTTTCCTATCGAATAATCACCTGGACAGCTAGCCCGAACAAAGTTCAACAAGAAGAGATGCGCTCGATTCAAGAAGAGTTTAAAGGGATCACCTTCTTCGTTATGAACATAGAGGCCTTGTCTTCAAAAAGGGGGAGAGATGCTGCCAACTGGATTGCTAAAAAATTTGGGAACGCAGGACTGATCACCATTGACGAAAGCACAACCATCAAGAATCCAAAGGCTAAAAGAACCAAGGCCATCATTAAAGTTGCTCATCTGTTCAAGTACAGAAGAATCTTAACGGGATCTCCAGTGACTCAGTCACCTCTTGATCTGTACGCACAATGCGAGGCACTCGGATCTCAGATGCTTGGATTCAATTCTTACTTTGCTTTTATGCATCAATATGCGGTTATCAATAAGAGACAAATGGGGGCTCACTCTTTTCAACAGGTCGTTGGCTATAAAAATGTAGAAGAACTGACCGCCAAGATAGATAAATTCAGCTTCCGAGTACGTAAAAAAGATACGCTCGATCTGCCGGAAAAAGTGTATACCGTCAGGTACATACAGCTAACTAACCAACAAACCAAACGTTATAATGACCTTAGACATGAGGCGATTACGTTATTAGAAAACGGGGATCTAGTTTCTACTAACTCTGTTATGACTCAGATGTTGCGGCTACAACAGATTCTTTCGGGTCACCTAAAAACGGACGATGGGGACATTGTATCTTTGTCTACGAATCGACCGGACGCGGTGCTTGATATTTTAGAAGAGGCTTCGGGGAAGGTCATCGTCTGGTCTCGGTTTAGATATGACATACAACAATTACAAGCTTTGATTAGCTCGAAACTCGGGCCTGGAAGCTGTGGCTCCTACTACGGTGACACCAGTGATGAAGATCGAACCAAACTGGTTCGGGAATTCCAGGATCCAAACTCATCTGTTCGGGTCTTTATAGGAAACCCACAAACAGCTGGATATGGGTTA